TTTTGTCATAGGGGTCCAGTTCTGAATAACTATTTAATACAATATCATGAACATCAGTATATTTAATCGCTTTGGCGCTCTCAATTCAGGGCCAGTATTTGAAGCATTTCGTAACGGTTGCAAAAAACATCGTATACGTGTGACCGAACACAACATGTCAGCAGACGTGGCAGTGATCTGGAGTCAACTATGGACCGGCCGTATGGCTCCTAATAGAGCAGTTTGGGAAGAATTTTCTGCGTCTGGACGACCAGTGATTGTGCTAGAAGTAGGACAATTAAATCGTGGTGTCACTTGGAAAATGGGCATCAATGGTGTAAATGCTCGTGGATGGTTTGGCGAAGGTATTGAACCAGGCCGTGCAAAAAAACTAGCAATGCGATTACAACCGTGGCATCAGGGTGATCATATCCTAATAGCCATGCAACGTAGTGATAGTGAGCAATGGAACGGACTGCCACCTGCTCAACAATGGTTAGATCTAACCATTGCCCGGATACGTGAACACACTGACCGTGCCATTGTAGTGAGGCCACATCCTAGACAACGTCTGCAACCCAAGATGGGTGTGAAGTTTCAAACACCGCTGGCCATGCGTGGAACATATGATGAATTTGATTTTAGATCAATGTTAAGCAATGCCTGGGCTGTGGTCAATGAAAATTCAGGTCCAGGTAGTCAAGCCATCTTAGATGGTGTGCCAGCATTTGTGGGTGCATACTCAATGGCAGCACCTGTGGCCAATTTAGACTATGCTCTAATAGAAAAACCACGCATGCCTGATAGAACAGCGTGGTTAGATGATCTATGTCACTCTGAGTGGACGCTAGGCGAGATCACTGCCGGTGTGCCAATTGGCAGACTACTAGGTAGATTGCAGCCTGGCTAGATCAGCATCAACCATATCACAAATCATTGTGGCAAAATCAGTGCGTGGTTTCCATCCTAACAAATTACGAGCAGACATTGAATCACCACATAAGCTATACAATTCAGCAGGACGTTTAAATCTAGGATCTGATTTGACCAGTGATTGCCAATCAGGAATTCCCACATGGCAAAATGCAACATCACATAGTTCACCAATGCTATGTTGCTCTCCGGTAGCGATAACATAATCTTTAGCTTCGGGCTGTTGTAGCATTAACCACATGGCTTCTACAAAGTCTCCAGCAAATCCCCAGTCTCTTTTGGAATCAAGATTACCCAATGTAATAGACTCAGCTAATCCCAATTTAATTCTAGCAACACCATCTGTGACTTTACGTGTCACAAACTCGCGACCACGTAATGGACTTTCATGATTGAATAAGATTCCCGAACAAGCATATAAGCTATAACTTTCACGGAAGTTTATAGTCATCCAATGGCTGTATAGTTTACTAACTCCGTATGGACTACGTGGACGGAAAGGAGTTGTTTCATTTTGTTGCCATAGTTCAGTAGCATTGCCGAACATCTCAGATGTGCTGGCTTGATAAAACCGTGCATTAGGATTGTGAGAACGAATTGCGTTGAGCAAATTCAATACTCCAATGGAGTTCACTTCGGTTGTGAGTTTGTTTAGATCCCAACTTGCACCTACAAAACTCTGTGCCGCTAAGTTGTATACTTCGTTGGGTTTGAGTGCTTGCATGAGATGATTCATATTGTTTTCATCGGTGATATCACCGGTTACTAACTCAATGTCATTTTCTATGCCCAACCACTTGATATTATCTAAGTTTGGGTTGGAATAGCGTTTTACAAGGCCATACACATGATAGCCTTTTTCAACCAATAGCCTGGCGAGATATGGACCGTCTTGGCCGGTCATGCCTGTTATAAATGCTGTGCGTTTCATAACATTATGTATCACGCACAGCATTCACACTGTAATATCTTCCATCCCCGCTGTACGCAACCTCACCACATGGCCCATTTGCCACTGCTTGCTATCCAGTCCCTTAAGGATGCCTAACCAGCGATTTCGTAGCAATGCCACTTCGTTGATGATGGTTTCAAAATCAATCACTTCATCTTCGCCTTCGGCGTATTTTTCAGCATCTCTACTAGTAAGAGCACGGGCATATGCTTCAAGATATTTTTTGTAGTGTTTTCTACGTATCTTGCGCAGTTGTATGTTGAGATAGTTTAACACTGCTTCAACTTCTTGCAGTTGATTAAACCGTTGTTCTGTAATGCCCGGAAGAGCCGTGATGTTCTTTTCTAATACACCACGGATTCTGCAATCATTTTTTGCTGCGTCAAGCTCAGTTTCGTAATGAGTGATGAAATCTGGGATAGCTGAAAGGTCAGCTACTACGCGGCTGTACCACATTAGTTTTCCCAGTCGTCGGCGTGATAGTCTTCTTCTTCCTCGGCATCGTCTTCTTCATCTTCGTAGGTTTTATCATTATCAAGATATGCAGTGAGCGCACGTTTGATATCTGGTTCTCCCTTGAAGGTATCTTTGATGTCGTCAACGTCACAGTCGTTGTCGATCAAGATTGACACAATTGTTTCTGCTGCTTCGTCACGATCCACAGTGTTTACATATCGTTTAAGTTCTGACCAGATCTCACTGGCCACTGCTACTGCTTCATTCATTCTGCTGTCTCCTCAGCGGTACTTACCTCTTCTTGATGATTTCCAAAGTCTGCCATGGCACGATCCAAACAACCTTCGTCATTGGCTTCCCACTTTTTGCGGAACTTCTTGATGATTTCGCCATCGCTGGTGACAAATACTAAACTGTTGCCTTCCTTCTTGAGCAAGCTGCGCTTCTCCATGAGATCTACCATACCCGAATACGGACTCATACCTGTCTCATAAGGAATCTTCACTTGCACACCTTCAAACGGCTTTGCATAGCGGGTTTTCATTACTTTACAAGAAGCACGAATACCCATAACGTCTGTGATCTTGTTGCCATCCTCATCCTCTTTCAGTTTGAGTTTCTTCATGGCCACCACAATAGAACTGGCATAGATAAACCCTTGACCGCCGGAGATTTTATCATCCGGATCAAACATATCTTGGCTTGCGTATGTGTGATTAGTACACACTAGACCCACATTATATGAACCAAACATGTTCACACAGTTACGAACCAAGCTAGTAAGTGCTTTGGGTTTACGACCCATATCACCTTTCATATCACCAGCTTCAAACTGATTTACATCAGTAGGAGTTAGCAACATGCCTAATGAATCAATCACAAACATTACTTTAGGACGATCATTTTCTGGCAGGGCCTTGTAGTCGCTCATGAATGTGGAGATAGTCTTGGCCACATCATCAATCATGGCCATGCTTAGTTTAAGCAATTTGCTATCGCTTGTATCCACGCCCAGTGCTTTGAGCCAATCTTCGTCTAGTGCGTTTTCACTGTCCACTAGCACCACATAGATACCTTGTGCTTGTGCGTTCTTGATAATGTTGCCACTACAGATATAACTTTTACCTGCTCCTGACTCGCCAGCAAAAACTGTGACCTTGCCCAGAGGAATACCTCTATTGAAGTCTCCGGAGATCAAGTAGTTCAAAGCAAAATTGCCGGTTGATACCCAGTCAGTGGGATCGTTAAATCCAATGCTCAATCCTTCGATTGACTTGGTAATTTCTTTTCTAAACTTACTAACATCGAAGGGCTTAGACATTTGTTTTTTCCTTTATATAATTCATAATTTTTTCCAATTCGTCTACTGTCATGTTGCTCTTTAATTTATTGGCTCTCCAACTAATAACAAAAACATTCCCTAGAACATAGCCTAGACTAGGAATCACTTTGTCAATAGTCGCTTTAGCATCATCTTTTAGACCGTTTCCACTCCAACGATAATTCAACTCAATTCCTAAAACTGGACAGAATTTTGGTTGCTCAATACTCTCGAACTTAATCAAAAACGGGATATTGTTGCGTTTTGAAAATTGCATCCTAGTATAAAATTGCCGGTAAAGAGTATTACCTGTTCGATAATTATTTCTATCGGTTATTTGATAAATTTCTTTAGCACATTGAGTACATACACAGGTCGACACTAGCCGTGGAGCATTATGCCCTCTTTTGCAAGATTTTTTTGACATATAAGTTTTGTCGCCATGTATCATTGCAGTTAGTCGGTTTGAATCTCCCATATATCACCTTAAAATATAAAAAACACAGAGGGAATTTCCCTCTGTGTGATGCTACTGCTATTGATTACTTGTTTTGGCGAGCGCGAATCATGGCCAAAATGTCTTCGGCTTTCTTGTTGCCTTCTGCTGGCTTGGCCACTGGTGCAGTTGCCACAGGAGTATCCTCGTCGCCAAATGCATCAACAGGTGCTGCTTTTGCCGCAGGCTTTGCAACTGGTGTGTCTTCATCCACATCT